TCGAAGTACTCCTCCATTGTCTGTTGTTCGTTGTCTTTTGCCATAATTCGTTATATTCTTCTATCCTTAGTTACTTTGTATAGTTCTGCCAACCCGTCGAGGTTCATGCCGTTCACCATGATGCGCACCTGTTCGGGTGCTTTCTCGTAGTAGAAGAAGTCGCCGCGCTCCTTATGCACTCGGAGCATACGCTTACAGGTGGCGGTGAAGTTCATCACGGGCTTGCCTGCGGTGATGCGGGTGAGCAACAGGGCTGCTGCCTGACGTGAGGCGGTGATGGTGCGGTCTTGTCCGAAGTGGAGGGTGTGAGCGCAATAATACACCATGTGGGGCAATAGCCGCTTCACCAGATAGTCGTTGATGGCGGTGATGTCGCCCGTCTGATGATAGTCGTAGAGCAGCACGGCTTCCTCGGCAGCACTCACGATGATTTCGTCGATGCGCACGTTGTCATCCTTGCGCTGCTCCATGCGCCACCAGTCGGCCTTGTTGTCCGTGGGCTTAATCTTGCCCGTGCGCACAGCCTTCAGCCATCGTTCGCAGTCCTCGCGGTCTTTCGAGCGGTGGCGGTATCGCTGGCCGCTGATGGTTATCTCGGCACGATAGCAGTCCTTGAACACGCGCTTGCCGCTCTTGTTGTAGCCTTTCGATGCGGTGTCGTGGTAGATGGTGCCGGTGGTCACGATGTCGTCCTCAGTATTGCCCGTCCATCCGCAATACTCGCGGAGGTTGGCCGATTGTGGGGTGTCGCTTACTCTCATGGCTCATCTATCTTTTTAACGATATACCTCACTTGGTCGGGCTGGCGATTGCAAGTCCATCGGTCAACGACGCGATAACTTTGCGAGTCCTCAGCATCGAGCGGGAAGTTTATCACCTTATCGCCTATCTGCGGAATTTCGCCCTCGTAGTTCTCCCAAAAGAAGTTCTCACCATCTACCACGGCAAACATGAGGTGCTTTGCATCCTTCGCCTTGACAAACTCGTAGCTTCTCACGTATGACATCACCATTGGTGGACGCATCCGTGTGAGACCAATGCCCTTGCTATAATCCCAATACAGGATGAGCGAATAATTGCCTGGCGTGTTTATTTCGTTACGATATGAGCCGTCAGTATTTACGGCATAGTTCGTTAATTCGATGCGTTCAAATTGACTTGCATCCATGATGGTTTGCGAGCCTTCTGCAAATGTTACTTTAATTATTCCGTTCATATCACCATAGTTCCAGTTGTACGGGTTGTTTGTTGTCTTTCGGTTGAACAGGGTCGGAAAGAGGTGTTTCAGGCGTGAAGTCTGAAACGCCACTTTCCTGACTCTGTTCGGGTTCGTTGTCTATTGTCTTGCGGTCGGCACTGCCACGCATAGCCCAAAGGCGAGTGGCAACAAACCGCATCGGGTCCATTTCCTTGCGGATGCTCGGCACGTTGGTGGGGAACGGCCACATGCTTTCGTTGACGATGTAACCCAGCCGCACCTTGTCGGGCTCGCAGAGTGAATCGTGGCAGATAGCCTCGCCAAAGCACCCATGCACCGCCATATTGATAGCCGCCATCTTCACGCAGTTGTAGTCCAAGTCCTCGCACGATATGTAAGGCCGTCGGGCTTCTGCCTGCTGCGGAGTGTAGCCCCAATCGTG